TTATTACTAAATGTCCAGCCAGTTGTAGTACCAGCAGTAGTAACAAGTGCAGCATCGCCAGTAGTAGTTAAAGTGAATCCTGTTACAGAAGAACCAGAACCAGTAATGGCAGAAACTTTGTAAGTAGTTGGATTTGAATAACCAGTAATAGCACCATTACCGCTTAATGTGCCAGAAATAGCAATTAAATTACCAACAGCAATAGTAGTTGCAGTACAAGTGAATTGACCACCAGTGCCAGAAATTGCAACACCAGAAATAGTAGGTGCTGACAACACTGCAGTAAATGTTGCGCCAGAGCCACCAGATGGAGCAGAAAGTGTTACTGACGGAGCAGTAGCATAACCAGATCCACCAGAAGAAACCGCAACAGCAGTAATTTCACCACCAGAAAGTGTTACTGTAACAGCAGCTTGTGTGCCACCATCAATATCAGGAGCACCAACTGTAACAGCAGGTGCTGCAGCAGTAGAAGAGTAACCAGAACCAGCTTGGTTTACAGTGACAGTACCTAGACCGCCAGTTGTAGTTGCAACCGCATTCAATGACCCAGTGTCTGCACGAACTAGTAATAGATTATTTGTATAAGATAGGAAGTTCGCAGCTGTGAAAAAGGATTGGAAGTTGCTATCGTTTGGCTTACCGAAGCGACGAACTAATTCGTTTTCGGATCCAACAGTGGTAGGCTCCATAACTGGACCCCACGGAAATGCACCAGCAAAAGCACCAATTGAAGATGATACGGCTGGAACGATAGAAGTGAAATCTTTTTCTACGACTGCAACGCCTGGAGATAATTGAAACGGCATTGTAATTCTCCTTGTTAATAAGTTTTACTTTTAGACAAAATTCATGTCTACATTTTATTTAGTTTTTGCACGATTTCTAGAAGTTTAGAGGGGGTTTTTCTGGACCACCATCGTCATAAAAACCAAATGGAGTAAGTTCTTCTTCGATAGCTTGCATCTGTTTCTTATACATAACTTCTCTAAGGTTTACATTATTTAGGTCTTTAAAATACGAGTTAGTTGTCAACCAGCCAAACAAAACTAAAGGCATAACCAAGTCATCATGATAACCTTCGTCTGCTTGATAAGACCCCTTTGTCTCAATAAATGTAGAAATTTCTGATATAGTGTCTGCGTCTTGTATTAATAGTTTCTTTTCTTCAACTAGTGCTTTAAAATTAGAGCACCCAATTCTTTTAATTTTTTTATCTGTCATTACACCTAGCTGGGTTTTACCACCACCGAAACCACCAGAAACTGTTTGTCCAAGAGTATGTCTTGTAACAAATAAAATGTTTTCGTATTCCATCTCAGAATAGAGAATATGAGCAACTTGCTCTGATATATTAATCTCCATTAGAACCCAAGCGTAATTATAGTCTCTACCAACTTTGTAAATAATATTAGGATAGAGCAATGGACTAATTTCATTGTTTCTATACTTTGCAACAATTCGATAGGGTGTTTCTGTAATATCAATAATCTGAAACGCAGAATAATCCCCACCAACTCCTTTAGCCACATCAGCGACTAAACAATATGTATGACCAACTTGTGGCTCTACATAAACATCAAGTCCATCTTTCTCATAGACTCTATTTGCTACACTCATTTGTGCGATAGTATCTGCATTAATAAGTGTTAAACTTGATCCCAAGAAGTTACACAAAACCTCTTGATTATATTTAAGTTCACCGAGCATGGCTTTTTGTTCATTTGCCCATGCCTCATCACGACCTGGAATTTCCCAGTATGGAATAAACAGATTAACAAATCCATTTCGCCCATTCTCAGCATCATTCCAAAACTTCCAGAAATGATTATAACCTAATGGTGTACTACTTAGAAGAATCTTAGTAGTCTGACCAGCAGAAATTGTAGGGTAAACTGATGTAAAGAATTCTTCTGCCACATTGTTCGGAATAATTGCAGCTTCATCAACATACAATAAGTTTACAGATTTACCACGAATACCAGATTTACCAGTTGCAGCAGTAAATACTTTTGAACCATTTTCTAATTCGATGTCACCTTTGTTCCAAGTAGTGACACCTTGTTGCATCCATTTAGGGAGTAATTCATACATCGTTTGATAACGATCTAAAACCTCTCGTGCAGCTGTTGCTTTGTTTGCTAGAACACCCACATTTTTATTCGGTTGAAATAATGTATACCAAAGAATATAAGCAGCTGAAGTTGTAGTCTTACCTTGCTGACGACCTTCCATAAGAATCACACGACGATTGCTATGGATAACATCAATCTTTTTCTTTTGGCAATCGTATAATTTAAATAACTGAAGACCATGATCTAGTGTTACAATGTAACAATAGTTTTCAATAAAATAAATCGGATCTGCAGCACACTTCATATACTCCTTAACATCTTCTGGAGTAAACTGAACAACAACACCTGCTGATTTTAGATTCGAATTCGCATTATAAATTTCAGCCATATTTAAAAATTACTTGTCCATGATTCTGTATCAACTGTGGCAGTGGTAACATCACCCTCTGCCGTGTAAATTCTATTAGGATTACTAAAGTTTTCATTCTGTCCAATATTAGCAAACACCTCATCGATAACTTTCTTGTTAGCTAATGGACCAAATAGATTGGTTTTAATTGTAAATGTTAGCGTATGTGTAACATTTCTGCGAGTTTGAAAGTCACCATCATACTCATCAGAGGAAGTTACACTATTTAAAACGATAGGAATGTCAAGTTTAACATTCATGTCTGGAACAGCGTTAATCGTTAGAGTATATTCTGGAGTAAATGTTGGAAGGATTTGTTCTAAAATTTGTAATGCGTCTTCTTGAGTCTTAGTTAAAATATACAAACTAACATCAATGTTATATGGAACTGGAGTATAGATAGCGTCCATGGTGGTAGTACCATCACCACATTTTATTTGTTGCATACGATTTAACTTACGACTAGAATCGTAGCTATATCCAAGAATCTCAAAAGACATTCTTGGTAAAGAGACATAGGTATTGTTTTCTAAATTAGGATCTTGCTCAATACGAACTAGATATTTTTCTTTTGGAGCATATGCCAAAGGAATTTGTAGACGCTGTGCGACTGTTCCTGTTACGGAATTTCCTTCACGACGATCAATATAGATGTCACTGAATAGAGTGCCAAACGCTACGATGCACTTACGAATAGTTCCGTGATAAAATACATTATTGTTTAACATTATTCAGTATTCCTGGTTCTATCTATTTCACCAAATGGATTTGATTCACTGAATAAATCAGTTGCTGCTGCAGTCTTAAATTTATTATTATCACCATAAGATTCAACAGCATCAATGTCTGCTTCAATAACTGCAGTTGCCAAAGCACCTGCTCCACCACCACCAGTAATAGAAACTACTGGAGCAGTTTGATATCCAGATCCTTGATTAGTTACAGTAATACTAATAATTTTATTGGCATTAGCACCAGTTCCACGAACAGCTGTTGCTGCAGCATTAATACCACTTGAACTAGTAAAGGATACTGTTGGAACTGTGCTATATCCAGAACCTTGATTTGTCACATTGATGCTTATAACCTTACCATTTGGTGAACGAGTTGTATTTGTGGTAAATGATTTGAGTGATTCAAATGTATCCACTGCTGCAATACCAGTATCAATTCTTTCAGAAGCATACTGGAACAATTCAACTTGTAGTTTATAAACATATAGTTTACCAAGTTGATAAAATGGATCTTGATGAGTCACAAATTTAATCTCAAACAATCCTTTTGTTAATGGAAAGTAAATTAAATCTCCCTCGTTTGGGCGATTGGGTAAAGTAGTTTGACCATAGCGACCAACTAACTGATCCCATCTACGACGAGCAACTACCAATGTAGCTGACTGCTCCATCATTAAACCAAACTTTTGAATAAATGCTCCCTGTCCCGCAAGATTATCCACATTTTCAAAATACATTTCAATTGGAAATGATGAGGTGAATTGAGACAGACGATCTTCACCAAGAATCTCGTCTTTAGAAACTAATGTTCTTGGAATATAAAAGAACTCATTACCGTAAATCTTTAAAGATTCGATAATAAGATCTTCTATCAAGTACTGTTCGTTTCTCGTACCATGAGAAAAATAAACATTAGTTGTTGACATATTAACCTATAAAAAAGTCTAATGGTGCAGACTTATTTTGTAAACTATCCTCTAGTTCTTTAATCTCATTAACTGCTTCATCGTATAGTTTATCACCATCTAATGTGACACCACCTGGAAGTTGAATGCCAGAAAACTTTTTAATATTTGTAGCCCACTGTCTTTTAAACAATGCAGTAACATAATGTTTTAAAAATGATTCGTTATAAACTTTTGTAAATTCAGTTGGATCTAAAGCACGGTATCCTTGAACGATAACATAATCACCAAGAGGGATATCTGTTTCCCAGTTAATGTCTAGATAAATTCTATTTGTTCTACGATTAAATCTAAAAAGAGTATGACCATTTAACTCTAAATCAAGTAGAGCCAAATGACTCATTACAGTTTTGTAATAAATGATAGAGGTAGATGTTAAGTCATATAGGTCATTCAAACGCAATTGATATTGTAAATCAAATATGTTCTTAGATGACGATGCCTGCCCTATGGCTAAAATTTTAGTAACACCATATACTGAATCAGTTACTGTGATGTACTTATTATCGTATTCTCTTTTTGTGATAGTGGAAGTTGTGGCAGTTTGACCAGATGTTGCACCAGTAATCACCTCGCCAACTGTAAATGTTCCGACAATGTTTTTAACAAGAAGTAAAGTTCCAGAAGAAGAACGACCTGTTTCTTTTGTTACTTGTGCAGTGGCACCTGATGTTCCACCTGTAATAGTTTCAGACAATGTAAAGTTAGCAGCAACTGAGGCAGTCAAAACAATTTCAGAAGCACGAATTTGTGCTTTCATATAAATCTGTTCAGTGCCCTCGTAATGATACTTTGCCCAATGTTCTAATGCTTCATCTAAACGATCTTCTAATTGATCGTCATCCACATTAATTTCAACAACTGGTGCACCCAAATTACGAAGTGCGTATTGTTTTAATCCATCTCTTGTAGAAACAGCCATTTTAGTTACCTAACTTTGATTTAAGTTCTTCGATTTGTTTTTGTTGTTCTTTAACTGCTTCAATAAGAACAGCAACAATATTTCCATATTGAACAGACATAGTTCCAATGTCATCATTAGCTGTAATAACTACTTGTGGTAAAACTTCTTTAACTTGTTGCGCAATTAAACCAATCGATGCTTTACCATCTTTAATAAATGCCTTACCTTCTAGTTGATTTACGATATTTAAAGCATTAGTTAATGGTACAATGTTAGTCTTTAATCGTTCATCAGAAGTTTCTGTAAGTGTAGTTGCTGAAATTGTTGCTGCAGTTAATGTACCAGTAAATGTTGGGCTTGCAGAAAGAGCGACAGAGCCAGAACCAGAAATAGCAGCAAATTCGTTATATTCTGGATCCCAGTCTGCAGCGTTTGTTCCAGCAGTGCCAATGCACATACATTGAACACTGACACCAGGAATTATAGTTATAACTAAATTCCCACCAGAAGAATTTACAGTTAAATTACCTGTTGACGCATTTTCAATTTCATAGGAAACACCTGTGGCTAATGTGCTAGTAACTGGAAGAACAATCGTTTGTGTTGTAGATCCAGTAAATCTTTGATAACGATTACTAGTAGCAGTTAGTGTTGTAGTACCAGCTGCTGTTGCAGTCGTGGTATAACCCAGTTTAATATTATCAATAGTTGGAAAGGTTAGAGTTTTATTCGTTAAAGTATCTGTTGAAGATACAGTTGGAACAACCACACCTTCAACAGAGATAACACCAGCCGAGGATCTAGCAATTGTTGTATCAGTAGCGTGTCCTAATTCAATGCTACCAACACCAAGTGCGGTAGAAGTAGAAGCAGTGATGCCACTAACTGGAAGACCAGTACAATTAGTTAGAGTACCAGAAGATGGAGTTCCAAGAACTGGAGTTGTCAGAGTTGGGCTAGTTAAAGTTTTATTAGTTAATGTGTCAGTCGTTGCTTTACCAACTAAAGTATCACTTGCATCTGGTAAAAGTATTGTTCTGTCTGCAGTAGGATCTACTGTGGATAATGTTGTTTCAAATCCATTAGCAGTAGCACCTTCAAACACAAAGGCATTTTGAATTTCAACAGTAGTTGAATTTACAGTAGTAGTAGTGCCGTTTACAGTTAAGTTACCAGTAATAACTGTATTTGCATTATTGATTGTTAGCGTACCAGTTGCAGCACCGATAGAAATAGTAGTTGCAGCACCACCTAAGTTTAGTGTAGTGGCAACAGTATTATATAAGTTTTGAGTAGTATTAGATCCAACAACAGTTCCTGGACGAAGAGTCAAGGTAGCAGAGGTATCATTACCAATCGCTAGTGTAGTTGCTGCACCGAAAGCATTAACAGTAGTGGCAGTTGCATTAAACACATTCTGTGTAGTTTGTGTTCCAACGATCGTACCAGTATAATCTTTTAAGTTAGTACGATTCCATTGACCAACTTGAGTAGCTGCATCACCACCTGCATTCTCAGCATAAAAATCCAAGTCTCCATTTGATGCACCAGCAGAAGTTTCTGCTTGAATATAAGTGTATCCATCAACAGACTTAACACCACCAAGAGACGACCAAGCACTAGATGAATAACCTTCAAATGTAGATTGAGTAGAAT